CAATTTCTCCCATTGAAGGATGGTGTTGCTGCACCAATTCTATCATCTCCTTAAGAATCATCCGATTTACCTCCTCCTAGTAGAATATTAAAGTTTTCATTGTATTCTCGACTAAATTCTGCAATACTAGCTTGAAGAGTTTCTATATCTTTAGACTCTGTAGTCATCTTTGTATTAAAATCAGCCGTAATTGTTTGCCATTCTTGAACAGCTCTATTCATCTCTAAAGAGAATCTTTGAATTTCATTTTGATTAAGCTCCGCTATTCTTTGCAATTCTAAACTATAATTACTAGAATCTGCTTTATAATCTTCAGAAGCTTTTTGTTGATCCATAGCAAACTGCTGAGCAGCTTTATTCATTTGAGCTCCCCATCTATTAACTTCTGCTTGATACTTACCAAGCTCAACTTCTGTTTGTTTAGCAGTCTTAGCCATTTCTTGAGCAGCATTAGTCTTGCTAATATCTGTAGCACTTCTAGCATCTTGCATTGCTTTATCATGAGCCATTTGAGCATCACTCATAGCTTTTTGTACTGTAGATTGATATATTACTATTTCTTCTTCTAATTTTTTAGACTCCTGATTAATGTCAGCACTATATTTAGAAAGAGCAGTTTGAGTATCTGTTTGCCATATAGTTAATTCTCTTTGAATATTTTGAGTATGTTGAGAAACTAGTTTATTAATCTCAGTATTATATTCTTGTATTTCATTAGAGTATAAAGATAACTCATTCTGATCTGCCTGTAATTCAGTTTGAGCAGCTTGTGCTGCATTTCTTATACTAACATCAGTTGATAGTTGTTGAGTTTGAAGTAATCTAGCTTGGTCTAATTGTGCTTGTGACATTTTCTTCTGAATATCAGCTTGAAATTCTACATTAGCATCATTAAAAGCATTTAGTTTATCTTGTAAGTCCAATTGATACTGTTGTAAAGCATCTGCATTCTCTTGTTGCCATCTTTGATACTTTAAGGCAAATTCATTTTGAGTCCACACTTGAATAGCAGAATTAACCTCTGCTTGATATTTTTGAAGATCAGCAGCATACTTCTGTAAATCGTTCTTGATATTACCCATTTCAGTAGCAACTTCTTGAGCTGCATTTCTTTCAGCTGCATTAGTAGCTAATTGAGCATCTTGAAGCGCTTTTTGTTGTTCTAACTGAGCATTCTGTATAGCTTCTTGAACAGTTGTAGAATATATTGCATTTTCTTTATTAAATTCATTTGTTTCGTTTTGAAGGTCAGATTGATACTTTTGTAATATCATTTGAATCTTTCTGCCTTGTGCTCCAGCCAACTCTGCATCTTCTTCATTTTCTATCAAATTAGTCATAGTTTGCCAGTCTGCGTGAGTCTGTTCACCTGAAGAACCTGTTGCAAACCAAGATATTCCAGGTTTTGTGTATGTAGGAGCAGTACCTAAACTACCTACAGTTGTAGCGCTTGCAGTTGAATGACTATACGCTGCATAAGAGCCAGTACCTAATGTTAATGTGGGCACTGATATAGAAGATAAATCTAAATCATTTAAAGCAGTTGAACCAGATGGAAAACTAACCAATGTAAAACTAGGGCTAGTATATTCTGGAGGTGTACCAAATGAACTAATAGAAGCTGTTACTCCAGCAGAAGCTGTTGCAGCATCATAAGTAGAACCTAATGTTGCTGAAGTTGGTGTTGTTACCCCACTTAAATCTAATGCAGTTGCAGACAATGCAGTTGCTCCAACATATGTTACTGCATTCCAACTAGGAGCTGTTCCTAAACTTCCAACAGTAATAGCAGATTCAGTAGAACCAGTAGCAGCATTATATGTAATAGTTCCTGGTGATGGAGTACTTAGCGTCGTATCAACTCCTGAAAAATCAACAGCAGTTGCAGCTGTATATGTTGGTATATCTATAGACGCCGTTGCAAAAGATAACGATGCAGGCATACTGTATGTAGCGCCTGAAGCACCACTAAATCTTTTTGCTGACAACCTTGAACGTAATATTGCTTTACATGCTGCTGAATGTGGAAGTACGTGCCAATTTTCAGGAAAGTTTCCATGTTGAGCTCTTCCTGATGCTTGAGTTATATTCCAATCGTGGAATTGAACCGTCTGAATTTCTGCTGTGCCTCCAGATGGTAGGATTTTAATTTCACTGTTTTTCTTATAGTAAACTGGAGAATCATTTGTTGCATAATATATACTATTAATATCCTCTGCTTTAGATGCAAATCTACTTGGTATTTCTATACAGACTTCATCATCCCTTGCAACTTCAAGTATTAAATCGCTATTACCTACAGTAGTTTCTGTTGTTCCAGTTGCAAACATATACGCACTCTCAGGATTTAGCTTGCATGCTAAAGTTACCACGGAACGTATTGTATCACTGTAAGCTCTATTAGCCTCAATGATCTCTGGACCACTCATTTGACTGCTATCCCCTATAGCATACTGTATGTCATTTGCAATCGTACTCATTGTACCCCTTTAAGTAAGGGGGAGTTTTTAGGCTCCCCCTATATTAGTTATTAAGACCAGTCGTCAAACTTGATCACTGCATGAGTTTCTGGATTAGATATTTCTAAACCACACTCAGTTAGTATTTGATCAATTCTGCCGTCAGTTCCAGGTGTTTGAACATTAGTTTCGATACTAGTATCTCTGTTAATGCCGTTACCTGCAAGTGTTCTCAACTTAACATTAGCCATATCAACAAGTACCATAGTATTGTCGAATGCGCCTCTAAATAAAGGCTCTTGAACTAATGTGAAGCCACCAAACACAGTATCCACTTCCATTAAACGATGACCAAATTTGCCGTTAACAATTCTGGTATCTAATGCAAATGGCATTGCGGCTGATGCGCCTTGAGAACCGATTAGTGAAGCACCTGTAGTGTTACCTAACTTGTTAAAGTAAGAAATAACACTTCTAGAACAAAGGGCTAACTTTCTTCCTGAGTTTCCTTTTTCAGGAGCATAAAAAGACTCCATCATTTCTAAGAAACCATCAAAAGAAGCAGCATAGTCACCTTCATCCTGAGAAGAAGTTCCCCAATCCATCTTGTAGACATTACCATATCTTTCTACATATGGTAAAAGTCCCCATGAATACCTCAGAGGCTCACCTGCGCCTGTTCCTGTATCATCAGAACCTACACCAAATAAAAGTGCTTTCTCAATATCCATCTTATGTTCCATAAGTTTTTCTTTCCAGATACGAGTCCACTCATTAGCGTAGCCACGATTAACAGTAGCACGAGCAGTGTTTGACATCATTTGCATAGCTGTTTTGAAGATTTGAGTGTATCCCTCTCTTGCATACAGCTCGTCTTTCCAACCATCTGGAAAGCTTGAAGCCTCAGCAAAAGCTGAACCAATCACTTCACCATCCCAACCATCTACAAACTTGATTCGAGCGCCATCTACAACTGTTTGTTCGCCACCCTCTACTTTATCAAGAGCTAGAATTTTAACAGTTGGTTTAGCAAGTGCAGAAGTGTCTGTACCTTGTGATACAACTCTTACTTTTGCAATTACATTAACAGCATCTGTCCAAGTACCATCACCATTAGCGTCATACTGACATTTAATAGCAAGTATTTGGTTAGGTAAGATAAATTCTGGTTTAACTGCAGTAGTTACAACCTTACCATATTTATCATATAGACAATCAAGGTTAAGCTCAGTATTAGGAATACCGTTACCTCCTGCAGCAGGATCTGATACTACTTCTGCTGTTTGGAAATTACGTCTTTGCCATTGATGTCTGTGTTCTAAGAATTTAAATACTGGATCATTAGTAGTCGCTTTTGCAACCTTAGAAAGATATACAAACCAAGGAGATTGTTCTGGAGCAAGCTCTGCAACACGATCTCCGAAGTTATACAGTCTTCTAATGTTGTCAAAACTACCAATACCAGCACTAGAAGCATTTACGCCGAAACTGTTCGACTTAAAAGCATCTGTTTGGTTATTATTAGCCATAGTTATTGACCTCCATAGTCATTAGTTAAAAGTTTGTCGCGTTTTTGTGTGAGGAGATCATAGAGTCGACAATATCATCAACTGGAGATTTTGTAGCCTCTGTTTGAGCATTTAATCCCGAAGTAACACCCATTGGACGTGGAACTGATTGCGCTCTTTGAACCTGACTAAAATCCTTAGAAGGGGTATTTATAGGTTGTTGCGCAGGTGCAGTACCTTTTCGCATGCGATACAATTCAACAAGATTATCCATTGAGATAGATTCAGGGTCTGACATTGTTCTAACAAATTCAAGCGATTCATTCTGATCCATGTTATATTTTTCACTAACATGAGAAATCATTTGTTGAACCTCTCTATTTTGTTGCTCTTGAGCTTCCCTTTGCATTTTTGCTTGTTCTGCTTCTTTTCTCATAGCATCATTCTGTTCTTGTACTTTAGCGATTTGCCATTGAGAGTGTAGACGGTTATATTCGCCCATTTGATCTCTCCATTCATCAAGGTCGTCCATATATGCTGCACTTTCACTAGTAGGTTCGGTATACGCAGCTTCCCTATTAAATCCTCTAGGCTTTTGTGGTCTAGGCGGTGGTGCAGGAAAATACTCCTCCTGACTTGCCGCTTCAACTTTAGGCTCTTCAGTTTGTTGGGGTTGTTGGATTTGCGCATTAGCTTGCATATTTTTAATATACTCATTTCGCGCGTCCAACTCATTGCGTAGCTTATCTGCTTGTGATTGCCAATATTCGTAACGAACTTGCTCATTGTCAGGTTTTGTTTCGCTTGAAGCATGATTCGGGTTGTCTACAGGTTCGGAAGCTGGTTCCTGACTTGTAAAGCTTGTATCTTCTTCAAAAGCCGCCTGATTCGGCGTGACTTCAAAATTGCTGAACATATCTTCAAACGAGCCAGAGTCTTGGGTTTCGCCTGCGGTTACATCTTGAGGTGTAACATTTTGTTCAACTTCTTGGTTTATTTGTTCTTCTGCCATTTTTTCTCCTTAGGAGCTCTTACTTGAAGAGGTGTCCTTCTTTGGTGGTTTTTTAGCTTCTCTAACAATTGTTTTAGCTTCAGTCAAAGTATCATCTAATCTCTTTTCAAATACAGTACCTGCTGCCTTAACTTTGTTTTCTACACCATCCAGATTAGATTTAAATTTCTCAACTTCAACCTTTTGCTTGAGGTGAACATTCTCTCTAGTAAGAGTTTGCATGTCTCCAGAAAGAGATTTAAGCTGCTCTTGTGCCTGTTCGAGTTGTTGCTCAAGTTTCTGTATGATGTCTGTTCTTTGTAGTACACCTTCCATATCAAAGATTTCTGTTTTCTTTAATACTTCTTGTCTATCTACTAAACCTTTTTCTAGAGCTTCCATATAGAACTCTAGCTCTGCATATCTATTTGATGGTAAAGTGGAACCAGAAACAACCGCCACATCATATGACCCAACAGCTATATCATTAAATACCTTAACCTCGTTCTTTTTATCATCGTATAGTTTTTTATTAATAGCGTACTCCGTAATAGAGTTATTTGGATTAGTAACTCTAAACACTTTTTCGTTTGTATATAATTCTTGCATTAAATCAATAGCTACTTTACCGACTCTAACTAAGCCACCTTCAATATCAGCTAATTTAGATTTTATTTTTCTCTGCCCAAATTCATCAATACTAATAGTAGCTTTATATGTTTGAGGAGCAGATTGTGAATTACCCATCATAAGTTCATATAATCCTAATGCATGATCAATATCATTTTTAGCAGCAGCCTCATTTTGATAAAGCTCATTAGGTAGAGGGGCTGGTTGAGCAACCACAGGTTGCCCCATATCAAAATCTACTTCAATACCTACTCCAGGTTGTGCCCATTTCTCCTCAAAATCTTTCATATCAACTGAACCTGTTGGAACAAGGACCTTTAGATTTGTTGAAGTTGTAGCATGTGCTATAACTAAAGATCTTATTTTATTTATGTATTGCTGCAATCCTTTAACTAGTCTTACATCTGACATTGGATATGGGGTTCTAGTATGTAAGTTCATAAAAGGAACTATTGGATATTTATCTGTAGGTAAAACCCTACTATACAGCTTAACATCTCCCAACACAACACAAAGGTGAACTCTCTCGACCTCTCTTGTTGCAACTTTGATAAAACCAGCCTCTACCAGCTGTGCGTACGTAACTTTTTCTACTCCAGGCTGAGAAAAGGCCATTCCAGCCTCTTTATATGCCTGTTCTTCAAATTGTTTAATCTGCTCAGCAGACTGTTCTTGAAATTTTTGTAACTCTAAGGCAGCTCTTTCTGGTACTATTTCATTTAATTGTATACCTTCTTGAAGCTCTTTCTCTTTTTCTTTATAAGCAACCAAGCTTTCCTGAGTCATTCGTTCTATATCTTTGTTTATCTTAGAAGAAGCTGAATTTATTAATCCTTCTTTTCTTCTTGAGAGCTCTTCTTCGATAACGCCTATTTGACTTTCATTCTCTATAACCTTTCCTTCATATATCCCGCCAACTCTAGTCATATATTCTTGAAGTTCTTCTTCTTCCATCACAAGTTCTTTATTATCCCAACTTTGATGAACTATAGCTCTTTTTACATATTTCTTATAATATCTTTCATATCCTCTAACATATTCAGTTTTTGAGTCACCTTGAGTATCCTTATCTCCAGGGAAGAAAACAGATGCTTGGTCAAATTCACCTACTCTATTTGTATTAGCATATTGTCCTGTTAATCCCATTTCCCCAAAAGCGTTTTCACCTTCAGCATTATCTATTGCAGATTTGTATAAAGGATATATTTTCTTAGCTTGTTCTTTAGTAAATACTTTACTATAAATTATATTTTCTGCATCATCTAAAAACCTATGACTTGAATTAGGATCTACATATACATCTAGAGGGTCTAGAGCTGTAAAACAAACTTCGCCTTTACCATTATCTTTAGATGGGTCTTGATAAACAAGAGCATATCCAGCTCCACATACATAGTAATCATCAACTATTTGACGAACTTGTTGTTGTCCATCTGATATATCATACATATAAGAAAGCATACCACTCATAACATTAGCAACTTTATTATCACTATCTTCTCGTGGTGCACATCTAAACGATGGTCTGTTAGTAGTTATTAATGCTTTTGCAGATTCTACTGCAGGATGAATCCTATTTACAACTATAGGAGCTTGACCTCTTGCTTCTAATACGTCTTTTTGCTCTTGAGTCCATTGATTTCCCAATCTGAATTCTCTATCTTCTTGGGCCGCAGAAGCCCAGTCAGACCTTTTATCTCTATAAGTCTTAAAAAGGTCCTGTGTTTCCTCAACAACTGAATCCTTAGGTGTTAACGTATTTTTTTCAATGTACCCCATCAGCTTAATATACTCATTATCGTGTCATCCAATCAAGTATTGATTTCTTTTTTTCTACTTTTTTTCTAGGGTCAAAACTTTCAACTCTACAAGGTCTAGCTCCCTCGAGAGATGTCCATATTGCATCCATTATATCATCATTCTTACCTTTTGGGTATGCTAAAAACTCTGCTTGAGCTATAGTATCTCTTGGTCTAAAGTAAAATTCACCCTTAGCAACCATAGGTACTAATGATAATAATCTTTCACTTTTTCTAGTTCTAGGCTTTACACCCTTTTCTAATCCAGGAATATAAAGATTTTCTTCTAACATCATTTTTTTAACTTGAGACCTTAAGGCTTCTTGGTATGCTACTGTTTCTATTTTAACCTTTTTATGTCTATATTGTTTAAATTTCTTAATTATTAAATCTGGTTGTTCTGAAGGTGCTATCCTACCTCTTTCAATATCTACAATATATTTATTACCTTCGTAATCTATAGCAATTGTTACCATTACAAAGTAGTCAGCAATAGCAGATAATGAACTTGCAGGGTCAATACCTCCATAAAGTTCAACTGGCTTGATGTCTTTTCCATCCCCTGTCTCTCTTACCAAGCAAGGTTGACCATTGATTCTTTCAAAATCATAGTGATGTAACTTTATCCACTCTGGTTTAAATGGAGCTTCATCAGGAGATTGTGCTATATTCATATACTCTTGATAGAAACCATTAACGTTTCCTACTGTAGTATACTCCTCTTTAATAGATTCAATTCTTTCTGGAGGAAATCTTTCAGGCCAAATACTATTATCATTTTCATCTATTATTGAATACCATAAAACATGCCATGCGGGAGAGTCTTTTGCCCAATAAAGAAAGCAATCTTCAGATATAACGGTACCTATCATTGCAATTTTACCCTCATCTGACAATGAAGGTATAACTGCCTCAGTAACCCACTTACGATTCTTAGTCCTTCCTTCAACAGTAAAGGCATTTAACTCAGACTCGAAATCGTCTATTATAATTAAAGTAGGTCTAGTATCTCCTTCTATGAAACCCCTAACTCTTTGACCAGTACCTACAGCAACAATCCTTACTCCATTAGCAGTTATAATATCAGTTTGGGCCCACCTAGTAGCAGTATTGGGGCCTTGATCGCCAAATAGTTCTTTAAATGGTTGAGAATGGGTTAAATGATATTTAATACGACTTAAAAAGTTTACAGACTGAGCTTGTGACTCAGATACTATAACTATAAATTCATCCTCACTGGGATCTTTAAATGCTATCCTATGTAGAGGTAAGATTAGGGTGGTGACTGTGCTTTTTGCTGTCCCCCGAGGTGCTGCGATCAACACCCTTCTCTTACTATTATCGTTTAAAGAGTGATAAATATCTCTGTGGAATGGTGGTGTGGTTTTGCGGAGGGCTGTGGGGAAACAATGCCTTCCAAAAAGTGCCATATTATTCTTTAATTTCCTCAGAACTTGCTTCTGGGCATATCTTTCTTCGTAATCAGTCACTATTTGTTGTTTCCTCTATGATTGTTTGTTTAGCGTTCAATTGAGCTTCTTCAGCTTTTAACTCCTCAAGAAGCGCTTTTGTATTAGTAGCTGTTAGTTGGTTTTCTGTTTTTACAACCTTTTTATCCTTCATTCCGAGCATATCCTGGATATTCTCTATAACTCTTATAAAATTTGTAATATCTTTTTTGTCCTTAGCCATTTCCATAGCTGTACTTAAAAGATCTATTATATCTCCCTCACTATAACCTTTATCTTCTAGTAAGGCTTTTAAATTATCTTGAACCATTGTTTTGAAAACCTCCGATTTCATGTATCTTGTGTATTTTCTCCTATCTGAAGGAGTAGCATCCTTAAAAACTGTATCTATAGCCATATTATAGTCCCAAGTGGCTCCATATGCAATGGCTAAATCTTGCATAGGTTTTTGCTTTGCCCTTACTTCAATTGGTCTTTTTCCTGAATAAGTCGTGTTAGACTTTCTACCCCCAACATTGAAAGGCCTATGATCGCGATTAGGATTGTGAAAACAATAACCCCAAGGCATACGAATATAGTCGTTAGAGCCTCTCTTATTATCTGTATAGCTTTTCCGTTGAATAACTTTCGCAACATAGTTGTCATCGCTGAGAGCGTACTCTCCAATTGATGCCTTTGTCCAATGTTTGTATGGTATCTTCCTCTCATCAGCCTCTCCTTTAGTGTAGATGTTATACACTACAGTGCCTTTATCTTTATGAGCAATCTGTATCGTGTACATATAAGTAATCTCCTTTTTGGTTAACCTCTTTTTTAGTATAACCTTTTAATTCTGGAACCTCTAAGTTGAATTCAGCTAAAATAGTAGGATTATCTCTATATATAGCAAATTTACCCCCATTTATAACCTTATTTTCACAACCTTCTGTGTCTATTTTAATGAAATCTATCTTTGGTAGGCACAATTTATCAATAGTATGCGTTAATATTTCTTTTTTATGCTCATCAACAAGATTCTCAGTCATATCACAATCTTTAGGGTCATATTCTGTAATTTCAAGTGCTGTTCCACCTAAATTATTAAATTGTTTCCATAAAATGCGAGTCAAATCTATTGAATCTGACAATGCAATATTAAACGGGACTATATTATTAATTTTATTTATACCGATATGGTAACATAATCTTTTATATAGCTCGGGTTGAGGTTCAAAAGCGTACACCCTTTTACATATTTTAGCGCACTTTAACGAAAAAGTGCCCACATGGGCACCTATATCTAATACAATGGAGTCTTTATGTATATATTTATCTATTATCTCATTAAATTCAGGATGCCAGTCTCTACCCATACGTATTTCTTGCTGTATATGATCCTCATCGCTTAATAGTAAACGCCCGTAAGGCGCTATATACTCATGATCCAATCTTAACTCCATTAAATTTCTCTATTATATAGTCTAATAAAGGATGATCTATTGTAGGTGGCTCTATAACCTTACCATACTCAGACATTGCGTTTGCAGATTCTTCTATCCATATACATTTGCGACATCCAGGACATTTCCTAGCCTCGCATCTCCTCATCTGTCTCTTTGCTTCTTCGGTGTTGCAGAACCACATAGTCTTCTAGTCCTTCGGTTTCCCTTAATAATAGATACCACTCTGAATCTAGCATTTGTCCAGACAGGTAACATTCATAAAGACTTCTACACTTATTCTTTAAGCTCATAATGTGGGAAGTCATCAAATCTATTGTCATGAACGTACCAGTCCTGATCCCAATCTCCACCCCAGCGTAGGTTTATCCCCATACTCTTTGCAATGCCGAGCACAAAGCCTGCAAAAAGATGGAAACGCTCCCTGTCGTTCCAATCAATAGGATAAGGGACCACATCAACAGCCCTAGACGGACTAGCGTTATGACGACCATTGGGGAACTTAACCTTAGTTTTGCCTTCTTCAAACAGCTTATTCTGTCTTTCTTCACTCCTGTGTCCTTCTAATACACTGCAGTCAACATGCTTTATAACCTCGTTAAACACCTTCTGAAGCTTAGGATTACACGTACTGAGCTGTTCTCTTGATTTCTTACCGAATCTTGGCATAAAGTCCCCTTTAGTCTATATATAGTCTATGTAATATACTAAAAAAATTAAAGACATACAATCCAGAATCTATTTAAATGGCGATTACAACTTAGACTGGTTGTAGTCTTAGTAAGTAGTGTTGTTATTCGGTGTGTGGTTCGCAGAAACTTACACGTTTTTGGATCACAAAAGCAAGTTAAAAGTGCGTTTTTAAAAAAATATTGTAGAATGGGTATGTGCGATATATCATCTTTGTGCCCCCCTCGGCGTAAGTGGCATAGGGGTCAATCGCCGTTGAGTTTATTTTCAGCCTCGGTTGACATTAAGAACGCGCTCGCACCTCACACTCACGTGTGGGCTCGCGCTCTGCCCCTTGTCGCTTGGGCTGGTGAACCATCAGCCTCATACATAATAACTCATAACTAATAGATAGGAGGTTCTTTATGAACTTTAGTGTACGTAATACTCGTAATGGTAAACTAGTAACTAATAACATCACTCAGAAGAAAGAGTGGGTAGAGGCTGAGGGTTACAGTGATAACCTTAAGGTCGTGTTCCACTCCCCTGATTCAGGCTTTGATATTCCTACAACCCTTGAAGCGTCTCGTATAGCAGACTGGGTTGAGCAGAAGAAAGCCTTGAATCAAGTGTTGTTGTGCAAGCCTAACAGTGACTATATAGGTGGTAAGGTTACTGAATTCGATAATGGTGACATCCAAGTCATTTATCGCGCTGCAACAACACCAATGGTGTGGTAGCATAGTCTATGGAAGAGGGGGAGCAATCTCCCTTTTCTTTTTATATTACACATAACCCAATAATGTCTAATTAACTGGAGGTACAAAGAATATGTATTATTTAGGTACAATAACACGCAATAACACAGTATTTTATAAGTTTGTTAATACCCTAACTAGGCAAGTTGTAGAAATAGCCAAAAAGGGTAAGAATTCACAATTGGGTGTAGCATCACGCAGCGCAAGAGACTATTTCTTCGGGGCGTAAAGGTGATACACTCGCTAACCAAATAACCGCACTCACATCCTACCTTTATCCCCATTATAGGGCTGACTTTGATTAGTTGGCCCTATTCTTTAAGGTAGTACAAATAAAGGAGGCTATATGGCCAAAGTTAAATCATTTTATTGGGACGAGATAAATAATGCTGATGATACGCACTATGCTGATCACCAGATTGACTTGTTCTATGAACAGTTAAGAGAAGAACAGGAAACATTTGTAATGTCTAGTGAAGAACAGGCAGCATACGAAGCTTATATGGAGGATACTAGACATGTTCGAAGATAAATACCTAGAGTTTAAAAAGCGCACAGATGATTATGATAAACAAGAGATAGTCGCTTATGAATCGTGCGAAACTGTTAGAATAGACCCTGAGAAGCGTACAGTATATTTTAAGGACACTTATGTGCCATTTGATAAGATACTTATAGTTGCTGAGCAATTAAGGGAGGGTTTTGATGGTTTGGAGCACGAATAAACAATGTCCTTTTAAATATAAATATGAGCTTGTAGAGTGGGCACACAATAAATGGCCAGATAAGTCAGAGGCCTATTTTAATAAGATGACCAAGAGTAAACTATACGCCATATTCTACAACACAAGGGACAAGCCTAAAAGGAGGAAGATGGCTTGGTAGGCACAGCCAAACAAGGCGTGTTGCTAACGTGACAAGTGCCGTGTACCTCAGGGGTTTATGTCTTCCCTTGGCATAGACCCCGAACAATTATGTGTGGATGCGTGATACATACCCCACGTCACATAATAACAGAAAACAACTAATAGGGGAGTAAAGGAAGGGGCAAGTAGAGATGTTGCATAGTCATAAAATCATACTCTATGTGCCGACTCCCCTATTACTAACCAATAACAGTAAAATAAAGGAGGGCTATATGCCTGATATTAAACTAATGAACAATACTGCTAACTTCGCTGATGCTACTGTTAGAAGCACGAATGTTAGCGAATTAAAAGAGGAGTTAAGTATTCCTCATAACTCTACGATCAATGTTAATGGAGTTATTGCTAATAACAGCACTGTCCTTGAAGATGGTCAGTACATTGCAATTGTTACAGATAATAAAACTGGTGGCAAAGGCAAATAACATAAACACAAGAGCGGCACACGGTAACAGCCCGAGTCTATAAGACATCAAAAATGTGCAAATCAAGCTTGCTGCTCACAATTTAAGGAGGGATATATGCTATTACACGAGTATAATCCAAATCTTAGAGAACTATCAGAAGAGATATTACTTGGCCCACAGGCTGAGGTTCTTGAAAAGATAAATGCTTTTAATCAATCGTGGATTCAGCGCGTACCTGACTTAAAGCATATTAAATGCACAAAAACATTTAGGTGGTCACCAGGTATGGTTGAGATTGTTAAGACAGCAACAATGTACAATGTACTGCAATGGCACAAGAAAGGTAATGTTAAGTTTGTGTATACACGTAGAGATGATCATAGTTGGAACTGGAATAGAATGAGAGACCAAATAATAGAGATAGACCTTATGTTATCTAGATTAAGAAGTAGAGGCCTCGTATTCCAAGACAATACTGAATTAATAAGAGATAAGTTCACTGAGTGGAAATCATTACTTATAGAAAGATTAGCAGATGTAAATGCTGTTACTCAAGAAAGAGCTACATTTAGCGTAAGTATTGAAGAGCAGAGAAGTCCACAGGTTGTAATAACTCTACGATTAAATGACCCCACTATAACTGTTACAAATGAACATAATGTTATAGGCGAAGTAAATGTAGGTAACTGTGAGTTTAGATTTAAATTCGACTTAATAAAATATATCAATCAATTATGTATAAGAGAGATTGATGAAATGAGGAATTCAAATATAAACATAAAAGCTGATGGTAAAACAGAAGATGATGATGCCAGAAGTACTAGTTATCCTACATTGTTATTCCCATACATTGGTAGATTTTATAACTATAGAGGCGAATCTGACCCTAATTCATATAGAAATATATGTCTTGGAGACTTTCAAAGAGAAGCGTTTGATGCTATAGCTAAGAGTGATTTAATGGCGTTATGGATACATATGCAAGGTATACTTAGATATGATTATCCAAGTACTAATCCATTAAATAACTTAAGACTATCATTCTATGGAATGCCATCACACCACGGAGATTCGTTTAGAAGAATAGTAGGGCAAAACACTGAAGAATGTGCTAATAGATTATGGAACAGCATCACACTTGACTCACGTTTAATGTGGGTTGGTCCAGATTCACAGACATATCTAGAACAAAACAGAGAAGAGGCAGAAGAATCAATACAAGAGTTTAGAAGCTTTTGTAATGATATTGACTGCACATTAAGAGATGAATGTGATAGATATAGAGAAATAGCAGCACATAGAGAGCCAGAAGAAAATGTTGTTGTACAAGACATACCTGGCCAAGAGATGACTGTGAATGAACAAGCAGAAGCACACGAAGTAACTGCAGAAGAACAAGCAGAAGCAGAAAACGTGTCAGAGGAGACTATCACACAAGATATGACTCCTACAACTATAGAACCAGATCAAGAAACTGATGAACAAATCCAAGAGCGTATGAGACAATGGGCTAATACTTGGGGCAACAATACCATCTTAAACTTTGATCATAACACTGAGGAGGACGCAAATGTCTAACTTTTATATGGCAGAACAGCACTGGAAGAAGATTATACAATACTCCCAGGCTGCATATGATAACTGGAAGTCTGAAATAAGCGGAATGATGATAGCTTATAAAGATAAAGAAGGCGATTACTTGCTAACTGAGCCTGTTATCTTAAAACAAACAGTTTCAGGAGCTAACACAACATTAGATAAAGAGGCCTTAGCTGAATACTATGTTAAAACAGCAATGAAACACAAAAAGAAAGATAGTTTACAGTTCGTATGGTGGCATAGTCATCATACAATGGACGCATTCTGGAGTGGAACAGATCTATCTACTATAGAGGAGATGAGTGAAGGAGCTATGTCACTATCATTAGTAGTTAATCTTAAACAAGAATACAAGTTCAGAGTCAGTATCTGGGATCCAATTGAGATGCATAAGGATATAGAGATAAAGATAATGGGTAAAGACAAGAAGATACCAGCTAAGATAATGACTGAAGTAACAGCAATGTGTGAGAAGCCAACAACTGTAGTTTCTAACATGTGGACTAGTAAAAGAAAATCAAACTCAGATAGAGTACAAACATCATTATTTAATGAGAGCTACTTAAAACATCCAAGTCAAGTAGAAGAAATAGCTAGTGATATTGATGATATTATATCTGAATATTGTAGTGGAAACAACGCCTTTGATGAAGTAAAAGGTATGTTTAAAGCTATAAATACACAATTACACGAAGAAGGAAGCGTGTATAGAGTAGGTATTCCAAAGACTCAAGAGGAACTCGATTCTATAGCAATGTATATACTACCCTATAAGTATATATATAAGGCTACAGATATAGAAGAGTGGTCTGTGGAAAAAGTAATGTATGGCGATATGGGAGGGACATTTAATGATCTCGTATAGATATGAAGGCATAGTTGATAACTTTGCTGATTACACCTATCACATACTAGGTTGCGGGGCAATAGGGAGCTCCGCAGCTACCCAAATAACTAGAATGGGAGGTAGAAACTTTAAATTATATGATATGGATATTGTCAGTGATGAGAATATAGGAGTTTCTATGTATAGAGATAATCAAGTTGGAGAAAATAAAGTAAATGCTTTATATACTTTAATAAAAGAAATAAGTCCATCTATCGAAGTATCTTTATATCATAAGTTATTTGAAGATTATTATCCAGAAGGAGCTGATATAATAGTATTAGGGTTTGACTCTATGAAAGCTAGATTTGATGCTATGGAAACAATCTTAAGAACAAAACAACCTGATTATGTTATAGATGGTAGAATGGGTGCTGAGCATTATCAGCAATATACTATATTTAAACCTACTATAATGAAATACAGTAAAACTTGGTATTCAGACGAGGATGGAAGTCCTGAACCCTGTAATGCTAAGGCTACAAGCTATTGTAGCAATATGGCTGGAAGCTTTATATCTAACACAATAAGAAAGATATGTAGTAAACAGCCTTATCACGGGAATATTTCCTTTAACTTCCCAACAATGACACTTGAAAAATCGGGGTATATTTCGTAAATTATATCCCTTAACCCCTTATTTAACTAGGAGGAATAAATGCTAAATATTCAAACAGTTACGACTGATTGGAAGGAAGGATTGCCTGGAGGTTTAACCTGGTATTTTGTAGGACAACCTAAGACAGGGAAAACAACTCAATCCTCTAGATGGAGCAAGAAAGGTTCTAAAGGTGTATTAGTAATAGATACAGATTTAGGATCTGACTTTGTTGATGGTGCAAATGTAGTTACTTGTACATCATTAACTCCACCAATCAGGCCAGTAATGAAAGATGGTGTACAAATCACCAAAGATGGAAAACCACAACAAGAAATAATACCTAATAATGAAAGAGGTTATTATTATAGGAGTGGTCCTAAAGCAGGAGAGCCAATGGATACATATTCATTAGGCGAAATACTTAAAGATCTAGAAACAAACTGGGATAAATATGAATTTGACACAGTAGTTATTGATACTATTGATCAAGTTAATACCTGGATAGAAGATAAAGTTACTAGTGAAATGGGTATAGCAGCTATGGGAGATGGACAATGGGGCTCAGATTGGGCTCAAGCTAGAAAGAAAAACCTAGATGTTGTAGTTAGATTACAACGATTCCTTAAAATGGTAGGTGGAAATCTAGTATTAATCAGTCATAGCAAACCAACAGCAGTGGTAGATAATAAAGCTCAACTAGGACCAAGTTTACCTAGAGGGCTCGCATACAGCCTTACTGCTAAAGCTGATGTTATTGGTTTATGTCAAGCCGATAAAGAATCAGGTGAGTATATGGTATCATTCGAAGCTTACGATGAAAGAATGGTAGGTTCAAGATTGAGACCATTATCACAAAAGAAACTGCCATTTAACTATGGCGCTGTAATTAACGCAATAAAATCATATAAAGAACAAGGAGAATAATATATGGCTATTATGAGAGCTTCTTCAGGTGGTGCAAACTGGCTTGGAGTACAAAAAGCAGGTATTAAAGACGTAAAAGACGACTCAGGAAGATTTGACTGGGCTGATGTTTATTTAATCTTTGAAATGGATACTGAAAACAGTGACTTTGAAAGAGCAATGAAAATAACAGGTCAATTTGATTGGAATCCTGATGGTACAATACAAGCTACAGGTCTAGTTAGAAAGATTAATAATATGTGTGATGCATTAGGATGGGACGGAGGAGTCAACCAAAACGGTAAATGGGTTGATGAGAACGAACAACCTATAGCTGATATATCTTCATATTTGAGAGATAAATTTGCTCAACCAACTGGAGATGTAGATAGAAAATTCTTAGTATATGTATATAAAGAAGACGCTAAAGATGGAAAGACATATACAAGAGTACATCATCGTTTCTTTGCTAATAAACAAGGCGCTGAAGCTGCTTTAACTGATCATGTAGATTATATGAAGAAGAATGGTTGGATAAAAGAATCAACTGGTATAAATAAGCCAGCTGAAGTCGCTAATGACAGTGTTGCTAGTGAGCTCAGCAGCTTTGATGTATAATAAACTAGAGATAGCAATGGGAGGGCCTCGTTACAGAGGCTCTTTCATTAATTCTAGTGATTTAGGAGGTATAATAAGAAATGCTAATAAAGACACACCTAAAGAGTTATACAGGTCTGTTTATGTGTATGATGATTTGGCTGTTAGTTTTGCAGAATCACACAACAGCAGCATTGCAAGGTATTCTGGACCAAGAGCCATTGACAAAATCTTTATTGATATTGATAAAGGTAACAATACTGACAATTACGTACTTAACCAGGCTCAAGCCTTAGCTTTCTTCTTAATAGATGAAGCTGAGTTAATGGACGAGAATTTCAGGATTTATTTCTCTGGCTCAGGTTATCATTTTGCTTTAGATGGAGGTTTATTTAATTTTGAACCTTCACCACAATTACCATTTCTAGTCAAGAACACAATGAGTAAACTATTTAAAGATGTGGCTAACATAGATACTATGATCTATATGGCAACAGGACTATATAGAGTACCACATACTATCAATTCAAAGACTCAATTGTATAAAGTTCCTCTGACTAGAAATGAGTTAATGGGCTTAAATCCAGAAGATATACACGAATTAGCTAAAACTCCACGCTATGACTTTCCTTATACAAAGATGTGCGGAGAAGGAGAGTTAGAGTCGCATATATATACAGCAGAAAAACCAGAAATATATGAATTTGGTCAAGCAGTAGAACCTAAAAAGGTTGCAACGTGTATACAAACATTGTATGCAGAAGGCGCACAAGAAGGTTCTAGACATCATAAGTTATTAAGATTAATATCACACTTTAAAAGACACGGTATCCCATCTCAAGCAACCAAGTCATCAATGTTACATTGGAATGCAGGAAGCTTGAAGGATAGAGAAGTAATATTTCAAGTAGAAGATATTTATAAAAGAAACTTAAGATATGGCTGCCAAGATACTATATTGAAATCTGTTTGTAGTCCTAAATGTATATATTACAAAAATAAAGACTATAGTATAGATGTAAAGAACGCATCTGATATGCAAAAATCACTAAGAGAAAGAATGACCACTGATTTTACAGGAAAAGCAATTGATTTTGCTGCAATGCTTGGCCTGGATACAGATTGTACATTTTATCCAGGAGAGCTAGTAACAATCTTTGGTCCAACAGGCTCAAATAAAACTACGTTAGCACAAAATATAGCGTTGGGATATGATTTTGTAAACGACAAAATAGATCGTAACAGACAAGTACCAACACTGTATTTATCGTTAGAACTTGCAGACTGGGTTATGCATAGACGTAACTTACAGATCATAACAGGAAAGACAAAAGAGGAGATAAATGAATCATATGATGAGGAGTTTGAAAAACACCACGATTTATTATCTCACTTAGCAATACAAACGATAACGCCAACACTAGAATCAATAACAAAGAAAGTTGAAGAGCTCCAACCAGCGTTAGTGATTGTAGATTACATTGATTTGGTAGAAACACCATTTAATGTAAGAGGAGAGTATGAGCAAATAAAGTTCATTTCACATAGTTTATCATCATTAGCTGTAAATTCAGACATTGTAATTATACAAGTTTCGCAAGTTAGTAGAGACTATTCTAGAAATCAAGTTCTTGATCTGTACGCAGGAAAGGGGTCAGGAGCTATAGAAAATGCATCAAGAAAAGTTATTGGTGTAAATGGTCAAGCTGGAAGCTTTGATAAGACAGTACATTGTTTTAAGAACACAGATGGTGATCTATTTGAAACGAAATTAACTTTTGACACGTCATTCAGACTAAGAAAAGGAGGTGCGAATGAGTCGTTCGGAAACATCTCGAGAATTGATTGATAAATACATCGAGACTGAACTAGAAAAGGACTATGCAGAAATGGATAGTACCTTAGACGATTCTGAAAAAGCAGAGATCGTTCAATCTTTAGACGAAAGTCTAGAGGAGCAAAAAGCTGTTTTAAGTAGAAAAGTAGATCAAGTAGACTCTTTTACTCTTGAATTATCAAGACAACAAGGGTTAATAGATGGAGAGATAATGTCCATTAGAAACGAACTCAATCGTTTACTTTCTAGAAAGAAAGCTATTAAAAGGTCGGAAGAATACTTTAAATCCGTTATATTACCAATGATTATAGAAACATGCGGTAATGATGGCATTCTTAAAACAGATTCAGCTAGATATAAGTTATACGATACTTGGGGTCCATTAGAAATCACTGATGAAGAAATGATTCCAGATGAGTATAAAAGATATAAAGTTGAAATAGATAAAAAGAAAGCTAGAAAAGATGTTATAGCTGCTAAGGAAGAAGGCAATCTTGGAATAGCTGGGTTTGACATAAACAAAAAGAAACGCATTAGAAAATCCTAGGAGGTAAAATGCATAAAATAATACTGTTACAACCATTAAAATATGGTTTTCAATTAACATTACTATCATTGATAGGTATAGGTGTAAGAGCCTATAAAGATAAAAGCGGTGGTTATTCTATAAGCGTAAATCTGGGCTTATGGAGGTTTAACACTTACGCAACTATAGCAATTGAAGCCACCTAAAAGAAGAGGAAGATTGAGTATATGGGAAGACAAGTTCTTCCCTAAGCTCAAGTTAATGCATGGAAACTTTGCTAAAAAAGTATTTCATAGATTGATGAAAAAATCTGTAACTCTTAAATCATCACTAAAAAGAAGATCAAAAGAGTATGAAGTAGCTTGCGAAATACATGTAGATGAGATAAGGACAATGTTTTATAAACACTACGCTAAACCTTGTAAATATTGTAAGAAAACACTGGATATAACAAATATTGTATGTGATCATATATATCCTATAAGTATGGGAGGAGATTCTAATAGAAAAAACCTTCAAATAATATGTAAATCTTGCAATACTAGAAAAGGAAGCTTAAAAGACAAAGACTACAAGTCCTTATTGAAATTCCTAAATAGACACCCAGACATGAAACCATACGTTTTGCGTAAATTGGCCAAAGGAGATATGTTTAATGGCAATTAGAGTAAATACTGTAAATTTGTGTAAGGGTTTCATAGTAGCTAATCCAGATTTAGCTGACAATGAACTAGAGCTAGTCTATAATATATGGATTTATGAAGGAAAGAAACATAAACCTGTTATAGATGTAGCTAAGCTTTCGGTAAAAGATCTGCTGAAACACCTCAGGGATAAAAAACTATCAAGCTGGGAAAACATAACTAGATCTAGAAGAAAGTGTCAAGAGTTATATCCTGATACAAGGGGGAAGCTATATGAAGCACGACACAGACATCAAGAAACAATCAAGAAAGATGTCAAGAGACAATCTTGAGATATTGGTAGAAGAGTTGATTAACAAACAATTAACTTTATCTAATCAAAACATAGAACTTAGGGAGAAGCTCAGTAAAATTGAGCAACTCTCTAAAGTAAGGTAACAAACAGGGTTTAGGTATACAAGAGGTAATTCTCGTCGAGTAAAAAGCAAAAACCTGACCACGTACTATTAACTGGCTAGAAGTTGCAGTATAAAAACTTTCAAGGAAGGGCCGACCTTGTAAAAAAACGGCAGTTACCTTATATTATGTAATGAAAATCGACCAAGAAACTAAGCTTACGTTGTTGATAATATTGTGGATATTAGATAAGCTTGTTATGCTCGCTCTTCTATGGCTTTTCCAATAAGGAGTATTAAATGAAAATAGGTGTATACACTGGATACGTCCACCTAAAAATAGACGGTGTAAATGATGAATTTCCAGTTATAAATATGAAAGATGATACTGTAATTACTTACAGAGACAATCAAGCTTATGGAAGTGAACTTTCATTAGTGAATTTAGCAAAAGGATTAATAAAGAAGGACTGTGAAGTAGTTATATTTAATTCACAGCATATAGGAATATTAGATCAGTTGGATTTTGATGTAATAATAGTTTCTAGATATATAAACTTCTGGATGCATTTTGATACAAATATACCTGTGGTAATATGGTTACATGACACAGTAATGGTCAATTGGGTTCAAAGTTCAAGAATGCCTATAGAAGGTAGGTTTTACATTAAGAATTTATATGATAAAATAAATAGAATAGTGGTATTAACAGACTGGCACAAACAGAATATAATGAATATATACGAATTAGATGATAAAAAGTTCCAAATAATTGGACATGGACTGCCAGATAGAGATTATCCTAATAAAATACCTAAAAAAGTAGAAAATAAAATGATCTGGACATCAGACTGGGAAAGAGGTGTAGACAGGGCTGTTAGGATCATAAACAAGATAGAAGACCCTAGTATAAAAATTAATTTTGATATATATGGAGAAGGAAGTAGTGATTCAAGAACTCTTGAGAAATATCCAGGATTAAAAGAAGAGATAGAAAAATCACGCCATAATATTAGAACTCATCCATATATAGACAATGATGTATTGCAAGAAGAATGGAAGAATTGTGATATATGGTTTTACCCTACTCACTATCCAGAAACATATTGTATTACAGCATTAGAAGCACAAAGACACGGTTGTTTTGTTTTATCAACTAGAGTTGCTGCGCTTGAAAATGTAGTAGAAGATAGAGGTATAGTTTGTCATTGTGATCCAAATCATGGAGACTTAGAAGATACAATGGCAATGCAATTAGAATACTATATAAAAAATAAAAAGAAGACTACTCCGTACAGAAAAAAGGGAATGGAGTGGGCCAAACAGCAAACAATAACTAAAACAGTAAATGAATGGTACGCGTTACTTACAAAAGTCATGGAGGAAACCAATGAGGCCAATAAGTAGTGAATTAGCACACCTATGGATAACAGGTGACGGAAAGAAATTTCTTAATAGGGAAGAAGCGCGAAACTGGCAAAAACACCTCGAAACTGAGGAAAGGAGAAAGCGCTTTGAAAGAAAAAAACTGGAAATGCTTCGCATGCGGGAGTCAACTCCCACCAAACAGCTGTAGTTGTAGAAACTGTGGTTTCGAAGACGGCTGAAGCATGGAATTGAATCAGGTTGATTCGAAAGGAGGAGTAGGTGAAGTTAAACAAGCAAAAACTATTCGTATGGATAGGAATAATAGTATCATCAATACTAATATGGTATATGCTAGTACAGGCGGTGATACAATTCATGGCGATGCTAATAGTGGCGCCAATAATGATGGTAACTGATGTCTTACGGTATTAATAACGCAGAGCCAAGAAGGCTATTAAAGTGTGAAATGTGCCATGTGACAGGTACCACAGAAGTATATACTTGGGGGAGTTTCGAAATACTCCCCAAGCACCCTTACTATGAAATGAAGATATGTAAAAAATGTGCTAAAAGAGAGTATGGAACCAAAAACAAAGTCAAGTTCGATGATTATATCGAAAGGAGAATGTATGCCAAAGAAAAGCAAGTGGATTGATCTAGGTAAAGTAAGACTCAACTTAAATGAAGAGTCTAATGAGGCCAACAGACAGCCACACTTTAGAGGTATCTTACCTGCACAACAAAAGATAGAAGAAGGTGATGAAATTTACCTTGCAGGTTGGATAAACAAGAACGAAAACGACAAGATAACAGGTCTATATTTTACACTTAGTATGCCAGAAAAGAGTAAAGTTAAAAAAGACGACGATCTACCGTTTTAATGAAGTATGAAGAAATGGCCTCCTTAATGGATAATATCTTTGAGGAGGTCAAATCTACCAGGGACGAAGGGCAAAAAGAATACGCAAGAAGCACTGATGATGTGCATGCAAACTTTAAAAGAGTCGCTGAGTTAACTGGTCAAGACCCAAAAGCTGTGATTATGACTTATATGTATAAGCATATAGATGGCATTGCTGCTTATATACAGGGACATAAATCACAAAGAGAAGACGTAAGAGGAAGAATCACAGATACTATAGTATACCTGCTACTTCTATGGGGATATATAGATTGTGAAAAATAGCCAAATTTCGTAAATTAACCATGAGGAACATGGACAATTTGTGAATTGAGCAAAGCAACCGAACTTTTATATTAATAGGAGACTTGCACCATTCCTTGCGTCAAAAAAGATTTTCTTCATCTAATACAAAAGGCTCTGGATGGGGAAGATAACCTTTCATTGACTCTAGTTTTTTCTTCTCCTTAATTACAAACTCTTGATTCTTTTCTATTCTTTCTAACTGTTCATTATCTAACACATGCTTAGACTTTAATATCTTCTCATTACAAGCAAGAGCAATATCAAATCTATTTACATATGTAGCAGAGACAGACAACTCATCCCAAAACGCCCAATCTCTTATAAAATTATCTATAAATAGTTCTCTAAAATGAGCTGGAACTTCTAATCTACTTTTATATAGGAAAGAAGGAACTCTTAATGCTGCTAAACCTATATTTACTGCAGGAAAGAATAACTTTTGATGCCTATAATGTCTCATTATGAAAAAATAAGCCTCTACAGTTCTAGCTGGGCATGATTGAGATGCCATAAAGAAACACTCAACAGCTTTACTTCCTTCCCCTAAGTTTCCATAGCAATGTCCCATTCTTATTTGAGAAACAAACACTTCTTCTGCCCATCCACCAGATTCAGCTCTTTTTTTATAATACTTAATAGCGTCTTCCCATTTAGCATTGTCATAATAAGTGTTAGCCAAATAGAAGTAGTTCCTTTCCTTAGGCCCATTACCCTCTTCAATAGCCTTTAATAATATATTGCTATCACGTTTAAGTCTATCAGCTCCACTCATCTCTTTATTTCTTTGCCCATTTCTAAAAGACATTATACAGTATTCTCCAGGCATAAATGCTTTACTAATATCTTTCTCTTTCCATGTCATATATTCATGGACAGGACACATCCAGAAGACTTTAATATTACCAGGCCAAATAAGAGGTCTATAATAATAATTAGCTGGAGTTCCTAATTTTACATTATACACTGTATTTTTTTTCATATCAGAGAAATCTAAGTCTCCATATAAAATATCATCAGCATCCATAGTAAACACGTAATCAGCTGAATTATAAGCAGCTTTACTAGCCATAGTTCTATTTTTACCAAAGTCATTATACCACTTATGATGGAGTATTTTTCCTTTAATCTTATGCTTGTCGAAATATTCTTTAATTAAATCAGGAGTACCATCAGTGGATCCTGTATCACAAATAACATAAGTGGTTATATAGGGTAATAATGGTTCAAAACATCTACGTAAATTAGACGCTTCATCTTTTACTATCATATTAAGGCATACAGTAGTGCCTTTAGGTAATTTACTCCCAGGGAGATTTGAAGCCAAATGGGATTTCTTCGTCCCTATATTTTTTAGCTTCTCTTCCAACTTGGAGATATGGGATTCCAGTTGCATGTTCTATTCCTCTACTTGGGTTTTCTATTGTTTTCTTGACATCTCTTAGCATTCGTCCAGCAGGAAACATGGTCCATATATAATAATCTGAAATCTTACCCCAATCATCTGAAAGCATAGCTCTAAATGAAGGAGGTCCTAATCTCAATATAGGAGGAGTTACCATTTGTAAAGGAGCAACCTGGGATGGCCAAGCTCCAAAGAAAGCTCTATCTCTTTCTCTTTCATCACCGAATAACCATTCTGATGTATCTTGCATCCAGCTATAAGGAGCAGGTAATGCTGATTCAAATATAGAATAAGCGAACACATTTGCCATTCCTAGAACAAACATATCTGTTATCGCCATTCTTTTAAAAGCTTCGAATTCAGGAGTACCTTCCATAAAGCCGTGTAAATGGGCTTGATTTATGATGTCCTTTCTAAACCTAACAGAGTTCCATGCCCACAACTGAAACCTTGTCCATACTTTACCTAGAGCAGTCCTAGCAAAAGCAGGTCTATAAGGAGCAGAATATAAAAACTGTGTAGCTTGCACACCTTTCTTAGCCATCTGTATTAACATAGGATGATCTAATGGCATATCTGCATTGCCAAATCTTTGTCTTGCTGCTAAATAATGGGCAACAAAAGCATCCCTTCTAAGAGTTCTTTCAGGAGCTCTCATAAACCAAGACAGTTTATCCATAATACTGTCTGAAATGCCGTGTTTTGTAGCTAAATCACGTATCTTAGAGTCTTTGACTTTAGGGTCTTTTTTTATCATATCAACTATTTCATTGAACGCATCTTTATATCTACCTTTTCCATACACTGGATTTGCCCCAATCTCATGCAAGAACATCTCAGGTATAACACCATGTTTAGTTACCCAATCATTAACCTCTTCCATACTAGACCATGGTTTTTCTTTACCATCCTTACCTATCCTTCTTGGTAGATTAAGGTCTATAAATTTTATATTTCTAGAGTTTTTAAAGTTACCCCATCCAGCTGAGATCATTGTATGTAGAGTACCACCATATAGGTTTGCTACTGCAGATTTAGGATGCGCTAATAAGCTAGCCATTGAGAATTTAGCTTCAAGGTTAGACCAATGTCTAATATCATTAACGTCAATTCTTCTTAGTTCTTCAGGCAATTTAGTATCTTTACTGATACCTAATTTCTCTTTAATAGTAGATAATCTATTGGCCACCCTATTATCTGCAAACCATTTATAAGGAGTACCACTAAGCTTCATGTTTGGGTCATTAACCATATAGTCAGGAATAACACTTGGATAACCCATAGCATCTTGAGCATATAAATCCATATAATTATACCAAGCTCCAGTAAGCTTTTTACCCCATTTATTTCTAAACTCAAAATAGAAATCTTCCATAGATTTTCTAGTTAAAATCTGAGCTATTTGTCTATGAAATGTATCTATTAAGTTCTTTTGATACACCTCATAAGACTGAGGATCAGTTCTCCATCCAGGTATATGTGAGGTTCTACTCCTCATATTACCAGTAGAAGGATTCTGTTCAAACCATCTAACATGTTCACTATTAGATTTCTTAGCTGCAATATCTCTTAAAGCTCCTGAAAAATGATGAAAATCTTCTATATCTCCAGTTAACCATTCACCTTGAATAGATTTATACTTATAAAGCATCTTTTGTATTTCTTCAGCTTTAACCTTTCCTTGGTATCCTTTAGGAGCATCAGATCTATTTGTTGGCCAATCAGCTCTTTCATTTATAATCTTTATAGTTTTCTTAATATACTCACCAGCTCTTCTTCTACCAGCTTGATCAAAAAAGTGAGGATAATAGTTTTCTGCAGGATAATCCCCAGTAGGCATAATTTTATTCTTAAGTAAAACTTCTTTAAACTTCTTACTTGCCATACCAGACTGAAGCATCACAGAGCGACTTATCTTACGAATACCATCCATACCGAACTTCTCTATTGGAATGGCGTTTCCTACCTTAAACTGCTCATTAATATATCTAACAAACTTATTGACGTCTATTTTAGGCTGAGTTTGAGCAACATCATAAAACTGAGGTTCACCTTTTTTCTTTTGAATAAACTTATATATAGTAGTCTTAGTTATGTCCTGCTTTACCCAAGTCTTATTTGCCCTATCGTAAAAGAATTCATCACCTTTAATCCATTGCATAGTCTCTATATTACGCTCAGTTAAAGCCTCGTTTATACGTTCAACCATCTGAGAACCAGTTAATTTTTCAACTTTAGTTCCAGTTTGAACCTCAATCTCAGTATCTTTTAACTCTTTCCAATTGATACGTTCTAATACTTCTTTATTAACCTGTTCATAAGCCTGTTTATGCATCATAGATAATGGGTCATTAGGGTCCCATCTCATTTTCTGAGGCATCCCTTGCTCTCTTATTACAGCAGCTGCTTCATAAAGGTCTCTACCACGCTCTGTATTTAACATTCCTGTCTTTTTTAATGCCTCATTATGAACACCTCTTTGAACCTCTTCCATCTTAAGTGCTAAATCTGTTGCCTTACCATTCCAGAACTGAGAGCGCTCTATATAGAAAGTAGGCTTAGCTAAAGTTCCTTGCTTTACTTCACCTTTATAATTAGTAAAAAAGCCTTGCTCATGAGCCAGTTTAAACTCATGTCTCATTAAATCTCGATTAACAGCTCTAGGAAACATCCACCAATGTCTTTGTGACAACTCTTTACTAAGCTTATTGCCAGTAAAACTCTCAAACATCCTAGCAAACCAAGTTCCAGACCTTAAATCATTAAAATGTCTATTCATAGTTCTAAAGTCTTCAAGGGTAAACGCTTCTAAATCTTTATTTAACCATTTTCTAGCAATTAAATTTAAGTCTTCACCTATACTATTATTGTAATAATTGATATTGTCAACTAATTGATCGGCTACTTTCTGCATTTCAGGAGTAGTTTTAGTACCAGCTTTAGCCTTAACTCTATCTACCCAAGCATAAGGATCTTCAAACGGATCAACATTCTTAATTTCCTCTACATCCTTAGGTTTATAAGAATCTACTTCTTTCTGAATCTTTGCAGTTTCTTTTTCTGTTGAAGGGTAAGTTTCTTCCCTAAACAGCTTTCCATATTCTTTTAAAAACTTAGAAACATTTTTATCAGAGACTGCAGAACTACCAAGCGCAGTTCTAGACATGTTTGTAGCATTAACTGCCTTAAGCAGCTCATTGTAAGATGCTTGCTCATGAGGTCTTATTTTCTTTTTAGACTTCATAACTCTTTGAAGTTGCTCATAAGGGCCTCTATTTAAAGAAGATAGTAATAACATGTCAAAAAACTCAGCTTCTTGAACTGTTAATGGTCTTTTCCACTTATTACCTTTACCAATATTAAACTTAAACTCTCTTATTCTTAAATCTAAATTAGACCTATCTTGATGAGCAGCCTTCATTTCACCTACAGTTAATTCGTCTTCAATCTTAACTTTTTTATCTTTAACCTGCATTTTCTTAATTTTTTTAACTAGATTAGGATTTCTCTGAAGAAAGTTCATATGATCTATATCTTTAACATGCTGCGCAAACTTTGAAGATGTCTGTATAAAGTCCCTTCCAAAGTCAGTATTAGGGATCTCACTGGCTAATCTAGAAATTATATCAGCACTAGTCATATCATATAAGTCATTTATCATAAAGTCTTCTGCAGTTCTTACATATTGCTCAACAGCATACCTTCTAAAGGCTTCACCTTTTGGTCCACCTTCATTAGCTTTTTCCCAAAACTCTGCGGAGTCCCATTTAGAACCTTTAAAGATCTCACGAAACTCCGCATCCTTGTAGGTAGCTAAAGCCTCTCTGTTTGCCCAATCCATTAATCTTCTTGTATATACCGTATTAATCATTTTAGCGCCACCAACATTTGGATTGAAAGGCACAGCGAAGGTTCCTCTTCCTAGTAAACTTCTTAATCTATTATAATCACCAGTTTCCATACGTTTCTTAAACGTCTTATATAAAAGGTCAACCTCTGATGCACTTATCCTATTAAAAGGAGAGTCACTATAGTCTACCTCTCTAACTAATTCTGCCATTTTAGGTAGCATTGTACTTCTTCCAGGTAGATTATTTAATCCATCTGATAATGCCATTACCTCGTCAAAGGTATGAGCTCTACCTTGTCCCCAGTTTCTTCCATAATAAGCGCTATTAATATCATGTAAAGTCTTATATATTTCCATTCCTCTATAAGCTTTAACCTTATTTATTTTTCCCGCATTCCAAGCTGCTTTATGTTTTTTTGCAACCTCAACTTCAAAGAAAGACTCAAAAGCCTTCTCAAAGAAGTGATCACGAGAGCGTAAGCCTAATTCATCTAAAGGGTCAGATGGAAAGGCGATTTCTGATCTCATTAGCTCTCTAGAGTAGTTTAAGTTCTTTCTAGGTTTCACTTTACCAAACCAAGTCTCTACATACCCTTTAGGACTATTCTTAACTTCAGCATAAGCGGACGTTAATATCTGCTTACTAACAACAGAAGGACCAAGTTGATTACGACCAGCAGCTGCCTCTTGAGAAATGTTTAATCTATGTTTAGGTGAGTACATCCATACTTGAGACTTCTTTAATGCTCTTTCTTTTTTGGTGCCTTCATGTGTTTTCGTAAGAAGGTGCCTATAGGTAGATCCCTTAGGCATGTTATACATTTTTCTAACCCATTCAGGGAGGGGAGCTGTTTTATTGTCACTAATTTTTCCTTCTTTGTCGAGGAATTCCATCTTGTTTTTGCCATAGGCATCTCTCCATGATTTCTTAAAGCCAAAAAATACGAAAGCTTTATCACCATCAAGATCAGCACCACCAAGAGCTCTCATAGACCTAGGATGCATAAGTATACCATGTCCTTCTATACCAGTAAAACCTCTAAACTTTAAAACATGAGCGCCAGATATAGAATCCATAGGAACTCTTAAAGACACACTAGTTAAGAATTCTTTAACATTAGGTTTATGACCATAGGAATCCCAAAGTTCTCCAAGCTTCATACGTGTCTTTCCAGCTATAAGTCCTTCTGGTAATTCCAATTGAACATTCCTATATGCGTCATCTAAATAAAATATATCGTCCTTAGTTTCAAGCTCTTTAAATCTCCTATCTTTTCGCATCCAATAACTGTAAGGTCTCATTCTAGCAGATAAACTATTAGGAAGTTTTGGTCTAAATACTTGATTAGCAATATAGTTTTTCATAGCAGTCATTCTATAATCTCTAACATATTTATGCATGTAAGAACCTATATGGTCTCCAAGTTTTAACATTCTTTCAGTTGGAGAAGAATAATCGCTTTGTTCGCTTATAAAGTTTTCTGCCATTTCAGGGTCTATATCCCTACTAGCAGCCATCTCTGAAGCATTCTTAGCATTTACCTTTAAAATCTCCGAATAAACCCTTTGAGCTAATTTAGCAGGTTCTTTACCTGGCATCTTCATAACCTGTAATAACTCATTCATATTAACACGTTCTATATTTACAGCTATATCTTCAATAACTTCATTGTTCCACTTACCTTTAGTATTAGCAAGTTTTCTAAGTTTAGCTGTGTAAGTAGGATCTCCATCCCACCCAGTTTTAACTATACTTTGAAACATATCTTCAATAACTTTTGGATTAATATTCTCTTTAGCCCAAGGAGTTAAGTTAGTTAATAATTGCTTAGGAACTCTTTGAGGTTGTATCATATGGAAAGTTTGTTTTTCTGAGTATATACCCCTAATATGATTAATCTCCATTTCATACACTTTAGGTTCGACTTTACCAGATACAATATCATCCATCTTATATATCTCTCTATTGCCAAATTGCTTAGCTGCGCTTCTTGGTATCATCATAGCAACACCTTTAGACTTCATAAATGCATCAGCAGGAGCTAAATCTGTATGAAACATATACTTCCCTAGTAGAGCTCCTCTTTTTGCATTTGGAGACACTATAAATGATTTATTTTGACCTGAAGATGGCATACCAAAATCTTCATTCATAATATCAAGCCAGTCTTTCCTAATTGGTATAGCTCCATCTGTAGCCTCAGTATATTCTGACGCTTTAGACTTATTGTTTAATTTCTTACCTGGAGCGTCTTCATACAATATAAATCGAATCCTACCTGCTTTAAGAGAGGTCTTTTCTTCAGGTTTCCAATAATCTGTTTTAATCTTATTTTTATAAAATTCTGTGTTAGCTTCATATCCATTAGTAAACCATATTTGAGCTCTTTTATTATAGGCTACAGCATTCCCTATAAACTGACTACCAAATATATCATTCCTACCTATAGTCCCGTTCATTTCTGCATCCCACATTACATTAGAAAGATATATCTTGTTAAATAGTTTGTCTGCTTCAGCCTTTTTCATACCTATCATATCTTTAGCAAACTCTTCTCTCGCCTTTCTAAGAGCCTCAGTATTACTAAACCCTTCTTCTTTAGGCATAGACTTTACAGCTTTATCAACAGTAGTTTTAATTTTAGCAGAACTTAAATTTTCTATATCTGGGTGATTTTTTACAAATATCATTCTGTCTGCATCACCACGTCCAGAAAAATAATGATAACCCTTTTTTTCTAGCCCTTTATACCATTCTGTTAATTGTTTATTATAGGCTCGATTTCCAATCATATCCCTATAAGCAGTTAATGGAACCTCTTTATATCTTCCACCCTCTCTAATTACAACATGATCAATTGTAGCATAAGCTCTATCACCTCTATCTCTAACTACACCATTACGAAGGTCAGCATTTTTCATAGCAATCTCTATTGGCATTTCAGGGACAGGATTATGCTTCCTGTTTTTAGCTAGATTAATAGGATTGTTTATTTCCAATTCTGCCATTTGAGAAGAAGAATCAATAATCCTCCCTTTTTCATCACCAGTTAACTTAGCGACAATGCTAAATTGTTTTGGATTCATTCCATTATTTCTAGTATTAATCCATTGTCTTAAATGACCTGCTTGTTCTTTATTTAGAGTAGTTTTAAACTCTGCTTCAATAGCCTTAACTAAGTCTTCTGATCTGTTAATCTTAGGAGTCTTTCTATTTTGAAACTTAGTTAGCAATGCATCTACTTTAACTGCGGCTTCTGTAATCTTAGGCATACTACCCTTATGAACACTAGGTAGACTATAAGTTGCGAAGTTCACTGCCTTTAATGTTATCTCTGGAGTAGCCACTTCATTTAAATCATTGTCAGACATTTTTGTAGTTTCTTTTGAGATGTCGATATTCTCACTTCTTTCTGGAATAGGTTTTTTAGAATCAATATCTTTAGAAGGTTTTCCCCATGATATTTGCCCAGCTTTATAATCTTCAGCCTTTTCAGGAGTTAGTAATGTTTCACCAAATTTATTAACCTTTCCAGTATCCTTAAAACCTTCATCTGGCATTCTATCAGTCTTAGATAATATCTGAGTATGTATAAAGCCAGATTCAGCAGCTGTCCCCCAGATTCTTCCTGCCTCTTCCTTGACTGCTTTTTTAACAGCAGGTGACAATTCTCCCCAACCAGGAGTAAGTTCAGGATCAAAGTTTAATTCTTCAGGCTTTTTCTCACCTCTTTTTTTAATATTATGAGTATTCATTTTCTTTAAAAACTCATTACGTCCTCTTGCTACAGCAGATGTCTCCATAGCTCCAAACATACCACCTAGTAAGTATTGATAAACCTGCTGAGGAGTAGTATCACCCCTAAAGGTAGAAGGTAGCCCAGTAAATAAAGAACCAGCAAGAGCTCTAATTGCCATATCTTGTTTTTGTTCTAAAGTTACTATTCTTTTTCCAGTCTCATCTCTTACAAGCGTAACAGGTCTTTTAGCTCCAATTTCCCCTAAGCCTCTAAATACTCCACCTGCTATAAAACCATGCTTAGCTTGACTTAACATTTCATCTACACCATATTGCCAAGAACTAACAGCAGAAGCAATACCAAGATTAAATGCACCTTCTAATATATGTTTAGGTTTATCTTCTAATAAAAAGTCACTAACAGTTCTAGAAACACCAGCTCTTTGCTCTATTCCCTTTTTAAGAACACTATTGGCAACTTTAGAGCCATAATCAGTAGTCTTCTTAGCAATCGCCATTGGAACAGATAACCTTCCCATTTCAGCAGCTTGAGCAAGTTTATGTGCCCCTATCTTTCTAAAGACTTTGCCAACACCTGGTACGAAACCAGCAAATCCAGCCAAATGACCAATACTTCTAGAAATTTGCTCCATGTCACTAGTACCTTCAGCAAACCCAGGGTTCCATGTAGTTATACCATGAAAGAATCCTTTACCAAACTCACCTACTGTCTTTGCCAGTATATTTCTATCCTCTGGAGCCCTCATATTTTTATCTATGCCATACCATTCCATATGATCTTCGATACGTTTCGACTCTTTACTTGTATATCTATTTGGATTGTCTTGCCAATGCTTCATCATTCGTAATGTTGAATTGGCATCTAGAGTTGGGCTAAAGGATGTTTGGTAGTCTAATTTCTTATTGACTGCCCTAGCATATTGTGAAGGTAGTGTCTCATAGTCCCAAGCCATTATACTTTCCTAATATAGCTCTCGAGGGCGAGGGTCTTGATTGCTACTCGGAGTATTAAATTTTTGGCCAAATGGACCTATATTAGTCGAAGGTGTAAAAGTTGGGTTAGTAGTAGTTGTTTCTTCTTGTAGTATTGAGTTCAAATCATCCTCTGTTAAGCTATCTATAATAGTATCAGCAATATCAAGAATATCGTATGCAGCCCAACCCATCATACCTACACCAATGACAGAGCTTATACCTTCAGGGAAAACAGCACCTGCTGAACCTATACCCATTTTAGTCCCCCATCTATAAGCGTATGACCAACCTTTCTTCTTAGCAACTTCTTTCATCATCCATGAAGTTCCTTTCTTCTTCCATATTTCATACATTGTCATAGCAGGCTGTGTAGTTAATTTCTTTTTAAGAGTAGAGCTTTTCTTTATAGCTTTACTTAATTCATCACTTTTATTCTTTATAACATCATCAGCAGCGTCTTTTATAAGAGCATTTGATTTAGGGTCAAGAATTTCAGCAGCATCCTTTATAGCCTTAACTTTCATATTCTCTAAAGGTCTTATATTAGTTTTTGCAGTAGTTAAAGCTTTAGAAAGTGCGTCTGTAATTTGGCCTGTTTTTCTATAATGTGCTAAACCTTCTTTAACAGAAGGGTGCATAAACTCTTTATAAGACCAACCTGCAACTGCAGCATCAATTGCAAAATTACCAGTCATTAAATCAGTTGGCTCACTTGGTCCATCACCAGTAGGTATATTAGGTGATATAACTTCACCATCATAAACAGCATCAATATTAGGCTCATCATCACCTACGCTTTCAAAAAGTCCATATGTCGCAAGAAGAGCAGTTGATGCCAAGGCTTTCTTAGGATGTTGTCTTAATAAAGCAGGAATCTTATTTACAATATTCTTAAAGGTTCCCCATTTTCCTGTATTCTTAGCAACATCTAGCTCTTTTTTGGCTTTACTTATAGTTTCATCAAATAGATTCATTTGCTCACCAGGCTTAATCTTATCCATCGCTTCTTTTAGAAATTTTTCTGCTTTCGTTATGTTACTTTTCTGCATTTTATCTAGACCCCAATAGGTCCCACCAGCGACAGTAGCTGTTCCTACAGTACTTAATAAAGGATTATCCCCAATAGCTCCCATAGGGTCTTCCCAGAATGATTCATCTGGAGCTAACCAAGCAGGATCCATATCGTATCCCATAGCCCCTAAAGATTCTTTTCCACCTTCATTATTATATACTCTCATATACCAATTTGCGAACCCAGGGAGTTCTTTCATCTTCTTGTTTATATCTTCTTTAGAGTAGCCTTCAGATAATAGTTTATTTTGATAGACCATCATCTGTCTGCCTACTTGTTGGTCCCTACCAGCTTGTAATTTAGGATGAAGTGTCCAAAAATCAGCAATAGAGAAGTTTTCACCCATTATCTCTTTATACCTTCCTAAACTCTCTGTTTCGCTAAGAGGGCTAAATAGTAGATTATTAACTTTACCATTACCTAGATCAAACTTACCAATCTCACCAGACATTGTATTGGCCCATTCAATCATACCTTCATTCTTAAGACGTATCTTTTGATCAGCTCTATATTGAGATTGACTTATGGCCATTTTTTGTAGAGCTACTTTTTCCTTTAAGGCTAACTCTCTTTGAGCCATAGCAGTCTTAATATCCATTATTTTTTCAGCATATTCCTGCTTATCTTTTTCAAACTCTAAATTATTATGAGCTATAGCAGCCTTAGTCCCTCTATCTAATCCAGATGATATAGAACGACTTATTATTTCTCCGCCAGTGTATTTAGGTATAAAGTATTCTGCCATTATATCTCCTAATATTTTGGTACTACATATTTAGGTTGTTTAAAATATTCTTTTGAGGTAGTGCTTGCGCTGTCTAATTCTTTCTTATACCTGTTAAGAAGCTCTTCATACTCCTTCATTATTGCATCAGATGACTTTTGAGAATTAGTAGGTGTCTCAACTTCCTCTTTAACCTCTACAACTTGATTGCTAACCTCTTCCTTATTGGCTTTAGCTTCTGCCCGTTTATCCTTATAATCTGAAACTTTGTCTTTTATGTAATTGTAAACAGGAAACTTCCAATCTAAAGCCTTTAAATCATCTAGAGGGTTATTAAATGTGCCACTTTCTGGTACTTTCTTTTTGTAACCCTTATTATCAGTTTCCTTACGATTCTTACTCATATCTGTATAATTAAGGTTATCCTCACTATACGTATTACCTTCCCAAGAACCTTCACCAGAATCATCTGAACCATCTGAATCGATACTTCCAGCCTCGCTAGAGAATATATTATTAGCATCATTTAATATGTCGCTAGAAGTTTGAATAGAACTGGTTTCTTTCTTCTTAAATTCACTAAAGCTAGGCTTGCTCATATTAGCATCAGACCTAAGGAGCTCATTAATTAAATCTACATCATCAACGCTTAAACTGCTGCTTTCAAGTTCTTCTTTCTTCTTGTTTTCAGCGATCATTCTATCTATTTCAGCCTGAGTCTTATATTCAGTTTGACCCTTATTATTAGTACCTTTTATTAAAGGTTCTTTTTCTTTAGCCTTATCAACAATTTCTTGAAAAGAGCCAAGCTTTTTGTCTAGATTGTTTGCATTTAAATTGCTATTATCAGCAACTATAACTTTATCTTGTACCGCAGCAGTATAAAGCAAAGATGGGTCTACAATGTTACTACCAAACTCACTTTTTGCAAGTGGATTTACAAAGTTAAAGTTTGACCTTTCCTCTAAGTTTATACCTTTATCAGGCGAAGACTTTTTTCCTGATGCTATCCATTTATCAAATGCACCTTGAGTCTCCTTACCCCAATCTCCATCAGCACCATATTTGGGTAAATCAAACCCAGCAGCCATAAGCTCCTTCTGTAACCCTACTATAGAAGTCTTACTTAACTTTGATGGGTCAAAATCGGCCTTACCTTTTAATGAATCTAATTTCACTAAGATTTAGCTTTCTTAAAGGCTTTCATAAGCATTTTACCAGGGGCCCATTGACCTTCTCCATAACCTAAACGACTCTTACCTTCTTTAGTGGCCAATCGACCATCTCCTATATCAGCCCAATAACCAGCTTCTCCACCAGGTATTATAGTTTGTGCAGCTTTCTTTAAGAAACTTGGGTCTTTTTTAGCAGCCTTTAAAACCAGAGAATCTTCATCATATTCTAAACCTCTATCTGCAGATTCAGCTGGAGCGTTTTCAGGTCTTTCTTTGAAGTTATATACTTCCTTGCCCTGTAAATCTCTTAAGTGATTAACATAAGATCTCCATGCATACTCAGTATTTCTACCAAACATAGAGTCTTCTGCTAAAGCATTTCCACTAGAATCTGTAAATCCTAGCCTATTTAACATTTTCTGAACTTCCATAACGTCATCGTTATTAGTGACGTCAAAATTAGATGGGTCCATCCAACCTTCTTGAGAAGTTCCTAATTTAAAACTATCCTCATAAGCCATTGTTTTCTCCTTTTTTAGCCCATTCCCATACCTTGGCTCATCATTTGACCGCCAAAGTTCATTAATCCGCCACCAACACCAGCTCTCCACTGGTTTGTATTTGTGACATTAGAGGCAATAGTGCTTGCCCCTGCAGTTCTTGTATTAACATCCATATTAGCAACTTGTCCTAAAAGGTTATTACTAGAATTTATATTATTAGCAAGCAGTTGATTATACTGCCCTCCAACACTTCCAATAATCTGATTAGCAAACTTATCCTTCCACTGTTTCATTATATTACCCTCATCACTATCAGCAAATTCTCTACTTACTGAACGCCAAGTGCTAGCAGTTGTATCTGCAGCTTGTTTCTGTATAACTCCTAACTGAGTTTTCATTAAACCACTATTAGGGTCAATTAAATCTTGCTGTCTTTGATGTAACTCATCCTGATACGGAGAGTGCATCATTTGCATTATCTGATTAGGGTCTATATCGTCAGGTTTAGAGAACATTCCTCCAATTATTGAAGTTCCTGCCCCTATTGCCATCATCGTTAATGGATCCATTTAAATCTCCCTTTTATGACTACATTACGTCTATTAAATATAATTACTTCTTCTTGTCTTTATCAAGGGATTCTTTCTTAGAATTCTCCTCTTTTTCTATTAATGATAAAACTTCTTGTTCAAGTACTTCAATGGCACCTTGAATTTTATAAAAAGTTTGTTCAGTTGTTTTTAAAGACTTTCTTAGGTTAGAAAGTTTCTCTTTTCCTTCTTCTATTGTCATGTTTTCTCCTTATTAATCTTCGGTCCAAGAACCAGAAGATGTTGAAGCCTCTTCTTCAGGCTGTGTTACACTTGCATTTGCAAAATCTACAAGTTTTACTGTTTTAGTTGAACCTTCTAAATCTATCTTAATGTATATATCTCCAGTAGGTTTATCATGGTATAATGTATAACTATTTGTAGCTACTTCATAATTAATTGTTTTAACTGTTAATACTGCCGTATTATGTGCATTTTGAGGGTCTGACATGGTAATTTCATCCCCTATATCAAAACCAAATCCTCCATTTGTAATCTGGAAGATAGGATTGCCTCCTAAACCAACACTTACCAAGGTAGTAAAAGACCCTCCATCTCCATTAGTAGAAGTCATAGGACACTTTACGTTTGTTTGCCCAGCCGTCCAAGCCGATGAAGGTGTTGGATTTAAAGTTTCTACAGTAAGAACTACCTTTTGACCTGGTATCCCCTTACCTGTGTATGCTTGCGATAAAAGTGTTGATGGCATTTAATTCTCCTTATGCATCTGTTTCAAATATAGTTAATATACCATAGTATGCATAAAAACCTGTACTATTTGTATATCTCATACCAGAACCTAAAAATAAATCTGTAGTAGGTGTTCCTGCTGGAACCTCTCCCCAATAAGGACCCTTTCCAGTAGTATTATAAGCTCCTAGCCAGGTTGCCTCAAGGTCCGCATAACCAGCACTTCCTCCATACTCATCGTAACTTGAAGCCCTATACATAAAATTATACACAATATCATTGTATCCATTTTGTTGCTGATGGACCATTTGACCAGCATAAGTTGTGTCATCACTTGGTCGATGAGACAATTCAGGGTGCATATGAAAAACTAATTTTCTACCTGTTGGGACTACAGAAGGATAACCTAATAAGCCTAATAAAGTTCCAATCTTACTATCAGTTGAACTATCTTTTCTCCACCCCCAAAAACCACCAGTATAGACTATTATAGGATAATCAAAACCTCTTCTGTTAAATCCATCTCCACCTATTTTAGAATAATCTCCAGTTGCACCGTGTCTAACTAATATTCCTTCATCTCCCTCTGTATCTCCACTATTATTTCCAGCCCAAGAACCTATTATGGTCTCTTTAGAGTATCCACTATACGCTTGAGTTA